CAAAGACTTCCACCCCTGACCCCACCCCGGAGGATTGATCAATGGCCATTGAACTCAGAGCCCTGGAGCAACTCCAGGCATTCACCATCCTGGCTCCTGCCACCCGCGACGCCGCGGGCAACACCACCGCGGTAGACGTGAGCGCTGTGGATGGTGATCTGCTGCTGCTGCTGTATGCCGCCGCCAGTGCATCCAGCACCGCGATCAAGGTGAAGGTGCAATCCGGCAATGCCTCTGACGGCAGCGATGCTACGGATGTGCCGGGTGGTGCATTCACCGACCTGGGCAGCACTGCCGCCCTGCAGAAGCTGTCGATCCCCCGCGACCAGGTGGGCAAGTTCGTGCGGCTGGCCTTCACCGATGAAACCGGCAGCTACTCCGCCACTGTCACCTGCGTAGCAGTCGGCGGCGCCCGTTACGCGGTCTGACCATGATCCAGGAAATCCCCGATGATTTCCTGCTGGCTGACTTCGGCTCCAGCGTCACTGCTGGGGCCGTTGTTGGTTTGGGCATCATGGACCGCGCCAGCCAGATCATCATGAATGATCAGGTGGTGACGGTGGATTATGCGATCACCGCCAGGACCGATCAGTTCGGCGCCCTGCAGTATGGCGACCAGGTGCAGCACGAGGGATTGACGTACAAGCTGCAGCACGAACCGCTGAAGCTGGCTGATGGCCGGTTCTGCGTGATGGTGCTGGAGCAGATTCAAGAGGTCGCCACCTACCTGGTGACGCTGAGCGGCCTGCGGATCACGACTCTGAATAACAAGCAACTCCGCATTCTGTAGGCATGGCTGAAACCACGATCACAGGCCTGCCAAACGCCACGACCCCGCTTGATGGAACCGAGCGGGTACCGATGGATCAGGCTGGGGCGACGAAGGACGCCACCACCCAAGATATTGCGAATCTGGCGGCTGGCGCGATCAGCAGTGCTGTGGCTGCCCACGTAGCAGCTGCAGACCCGCATCCTGGCTACCTGACTGCCGCCGAGGGCGATGCGGCTTACGTGGGAGCGAGCGATGCCCGCCTGGCCGACGCCCGAGAGTGGATCGCCAGCACGATCAGCCAAGCGGAGACAGAAACCGGCACGGCAGCCACCCGGCGGGCGTTCACGGCGCAACGGGTGCGGCAGGCGATTGTTGCCTGGTGGACCGGCGCAAGCACCGCGGCAGGCCGCGCCATGGTGGAGGCCCTCGACGCGGCCGCACAGCGCACGCTGCTGGGCCTGGGCACCGCAGCAGCAGCCAACACCGGCGACTTCGCACCTGCCGCGCAGGGTGTGACCAACGGCAACAGCCACGACCACAACGGCGGCGATGGGGCGCAGATCGCTTACAGCAACCTGTCGGGATTGCCCGGAGTGGTCTCCACGACTACGGCGGGTTTGGCGCCGGCAACAGGCACCCCAAGCGGGAAGTACCTTAAGGACGACGGCACCTGGGCCACGGTTGAGGCTGGTGCGACCCCTGCAGGCAGCGGCACCGAGATTCAGTACCGCAACAGCAACGCGCTGGGCGCGATCCCCAACAGCAGCGTGGATGGCGCCACGGGCGCCGTGACGCTGGCGAGGCTGATCCTGGTGGCGAATGGTGCGGCTAACACGCCGCCGATGGCACTGACTGGGACGTGGTTCACGGGCGGCACCAGCACAACCACCAGGCCAGCGTTACTGATTGAACCAACTGGCACCACGTCAACAAGCTGGAGCACTGCTGGCACGGGGTTTGGCGTTAATGCGCCAAACGGGTTTACCGGGAACCTGCTGGATTTGCAAGTCAATGGAGTTACGCGTCTTAGGTTTTCCTCGGGATCCGCTGGAGATCTCGACATACAAGGCTCCACCGCGCAAGGAACATTAAGATGCGCTGGTAGCACAATTCTTCAATTTTATGGCGCTGCGTTTGGGGCTCAAGCTCTCATCGTACACGCAGCTGGAGGCTTGGACTTATTGGGCGCAACTATAATTCGTGATGCAAATAATATCCTCGCTCAACGTCGCGCTAATAGTGCCCAAACCTTCCGTATCTATGGCGCCTTTGCTAGCACCACCAACTTTGAGCTAGGTAAGGCCTCTTGGGAGCGCAGCACATCTGATGCTGTATTCACCGGTTCTATCTCCGTCACCAATGTGCTGACGGTTACCGCCGTCACCAGCGGCGCCTTAACTGTCGGGCAGATTATCACCGGCGTTAACGTTGCCCCAGGCACCCGCATCACGGCGCTGGGTACAGGCACTGGCGGGACTGGCACTTACGTCGTCAGTGAATCGCAAACGGTACTCTCCACCACGCTCACAGGTGGCACTCCTACATTCCGCGTCGGCACCGAGAAAGGCTCGGCAGGCGGCACCGCCCGCGCACTGGAGTGGCAGACGGACGGCATCACCCGCGTTCAGATCAGCCGCGACGGCTACTACCGCTATTCGCAACCTGCCCCTGCCGCAGTCAACGCCACGGCAACGCTGACGATCGCCAACATCCAAGACGGCATCATCACAACCACAACGGCTGCACCAGTGGCCATGACGCTGCCCACTGGTGCCAACGTGGAGGGCGGGTTTGCAGCCAACGCCGACAATCTCACATTTGAGTGGAGCGTGATCAACACCGGCAGCAATGCGGCAACAATCCTCGCCAACACAGATCACACGATTGTGGGGGCTGATGCAGTGGCCGCTGGCACAGCCGGTCGCTTTGCCACGCGGCGCACGGCGGCCAACACCTATGCCACCTACCGGTTATCCTGATGACACTCTCTATCCTAACCATCACCCTTTCCGATTCCCGCCTGATTGATGGCTGGGTTGAAGCCGCCAACCACAACGGCACGACGCCCGAGCAGCTTGCGCTGGAGTTCCTGAAACACCAAGGCCGCATCTATGCCGACCTGGGCCGCATTGGGTTGATCACCAGCTCTGCATTCATCCACCGATTGACTGCCGCTGAATACGTGACGATCCTCGCCGCTGCCGAGCAGTCCCCAGAGGTGGCTGCCCGGGTGGATGAGCTCACGAGCACTCCCACGGTGGCTCTTGACGATCCCCGGCTGGAGTCCGGCCTACAGGCACTGGCCGCCGCTGGGCTGATCGCTGCTGAGCGGATTCCTGTGCTGTTGGCTTACAACCGCCCAGAGCCAAGTACAGAATAGCCCCCGTAGCGCCCCCGGCTACAACGCCCCACCCATGACCACCACCAAACGCGAACAAATCCTCGCCCACATCGACACCACCCTGGCGGCCACCAGCGGCGTGAGCGGGCGGGTGTATCGGAGCCGGACTGACCCATGACCACCCCCAGCGTTCGTGAAAGGATCCTGAACCACATCCACACCGTCACCCTGCCCGGCACGGTGCAGGTCGGCATCAGGATCTACCGCAGCCGGGTGCAGGCGCTCTCTAGGTCGGAGGCCCCGGCGCTGATCGTCAGCCCCGGCGAGGACAACCCGGTGAACGCCCCGCGCACCACGGGCGCCAGCCTGGGACGGCTGGATCAGGCGCTGCCGGTGATGATCGAAATCTACGTGCGCGGCGACGTGCCCGACCAGCTGGCAGACCCGATCGGCGTAGACGTGCACGCCCGCATGATGAGCGATCGCACCCTTGGCGGCCTGGCTCAGGACGTGCAGCCCGATGGCTGGCGGCCGGAATATGAGCAGGCCGACGCCACTGCTGGCTGGATGCAGCACCGTTTCCTGATCCGCTATCGCACCCGCGACGACGCAATCAACGCGGCTCCATAGCCTGAGGGTACGGAAGCTCACCCCCAACCATGGCGGCCGACCAACACTATGAGCACCACGGCCTGTCCGGGGAGTTCGTGATGCTCCCCAGTGGCCAGATGGTGCCCGCTGCTGAGGCGCCCAAGCCTGAGCCCGCCAAGCCCCAACCCGCGCCGAAGGCCAAGGACTAATGACAGCTCTCCTGATTCGCAACAGCTTCGCGCTGGTGAAGGCCGAGACCAGCTACGGCACCCTGGCCAGCTCGATCGCCAACACCGACGCGGTGAAGATCGTGTCGCTGGAGATCAACCCGATCACCGGTACTCGCGTGGAGCGGGCCCTAATCAAGGGGTTCCTCGGCGCCGACCGCCAGCCGCTGACCAATGAGCACGTCGCCGTCACGGTGACATTCGAGTGGGGCGGCTCTGGCGTTGCAGCCACCGCCCCCCGGTTCACGCCACTGCTGCAGGCAGCCGGTATGAACGTCTCGGCATTCGCCGAACTGACCGGTACGGCCACCGCAGGCGGCGCCAACACCCTCACCCTGGCGGACCTGGGCGGCAGCAACCCCGCAAGCGACGCTTACCTGGGCCTGCCAATCGAAATCACCAGCGGCGCCAACACGGGCCACAAAGGCGTGATCGTGGCGCACGACGGGGCCACCAGGCAGGTGACGGTGGCTCCTTCCACCGCATCGTTCACCGGCGGCGCAGTGGGCTACAAGATCCCCGCGCTGTCCCTGCTGCAGCCGATCAGCACGTTCGGCAACGGCAGCAGCTGCACCATCGTGGCGGTCAAGGATGGCGTCAACGTTCACCGAATTGATGGATTCCGCGGCAGTCCGGCCCTCAACAGCACGCTGAACGGTTACGGCACCTTCACCATCACCGGCGTCGGCCGCTACACCACCCCCACCGCAAAGAGCGCTGAAGGATTCATCTACAGCAACCAGGCCGAGCCGGTGCCCGTCACCCCGACCCACACCAAGGCGTTGCGGTTCCAGGGCTTCAATCCCTGCTCCGAAGGCTTCACCTTCGACTGGGGCCTGTCGGCCGTGTTCCGCTCGCTGATCGGCTGCGAACCTCACGCCCGCATCACCGACCGCCCCAATCCAAACGGGACGATCACGATCGAAAACCCGCCTGTGGCGACGAAGAACTTCTTCACCGCTGCGGCTGACAACAGCGGCGCCAGCGATGGCCCGTTCGTTGTGCAGCAGGGCACGACGGCCAACGAAAGCTCCATTTTCTTCTGCCCCAAGGCAGCGATCAGCGGCGACCTCTCGTTCCCTGATTCTGACGGGGTCAGCATGCTGCAGATCCCATTTACCGCGCTGCCCAAGTCCGCAGCCGGCAACGACGAAACCCGCCTTGTTTTCTTCTGATTCGCCATGTTCCATCTGTACGAGCCGGACTACATCGAGTGGCCGGTATCGGTTGATCTGCCGGTGAAGGCGGGCCTAAAGAAGGCCTACACCTTCACCGCCCATTTCCGGGTGCTGGACCAGGAGGATTGCGACGATCTCAACGAGCAGCACAATGCGCTGATCGTGGCCACCATCAAGCGCTACGAGGCGCTGCAGAGCTACCGGGGCAGCAATGACCTGGAGGTGCTCACTGAGCCGCTGCCGTGCACCTATGAGGATCTGGCCGCCGAGGTGCTCTGCGGCTGGGGTGAAGAGGTGGTGGACGAGGCTGGCGAGCCTGTCGAGTTCACCGATGCTGCCAAGGCCAAGATGCTGCGGATGCAGGGCGCTGCGTCGGCGATCTTCAATGCCTGGGTCGCCAGTATCGGCAAGCCCAGCGCCGCCGGCGAGCCCGCCAAGTCCGCCGCCAAGCAAGGAGGCTTCCGCGCAAAAAACTGATCGACGCGGCGCTGTTCCTCGCTGGCGCCGCGAAAGGCGAGGCTGACGACGGCAAGGACGCGGTTGACGCTGCGGCCATGTTCGGCCTGGCGGTGCCCGAGGCAGAGCAGCGGCCCAAGACGTTCGGGATCCTGCCGGAAAACTGCGAAGCGCTGGCGTGGTTCCTGAAGCTGCAGACCCAGTGGCGGGTGGGGATGAATGGCCCTGTGGGATTGGACTACGGGGTGTTCATCCAATGCGCCAAGGATGAGGGCGTGAAGCGCCGGGACAGGGTGTGGTTGCTGGAGGATCTGCGGTTGATCGAGCGGGAGTATCTGGGGGCGGCGCGATCCATAGCCTGACCCTAGGACTGGCGATCGGATAACACATGGCCCGGATGAGCCTGGATACCGCCATCCGGCTGTCAGCCGAAGTGAAGGGCGGGGCGAATATCACGAAGGTGCAGCGGTCGCTGCAGGATCTGGCAAAGGGCAGCCAGACCACGGCCCGCGAAATGAGCACGCTGCGTGCAGCGACGTTCCAGTTCGCCCGCGCCAATGACAGCACGATCGCCGGGATCCGCAGCAGCATCGGCGCATTCCGTGGGCTGCAGGAGCAGGCCAAGATCGGCAGCCGGGAGTTTCAGCGGTACGGCGCCGAGATCCAGAAGCTCGAAGGGAAGCTGCGGGGCCTCGACACCACGGCCACCGCTGCCGGTGATTCGCTGGGCAAGAAGCTCGCCACAGGCCTGGCAGCGGCAGGGATCGGCCGCGGGCTGCAGCAGATCACGATGCAGGCCGGCAAGTTCGACGCTGAGGTGCGCAAGGCGGCGGCCATTGAAGGCGGCGCTGGATCGTTCAGCGTGCTGCAGAAGGAGATTGAGAAGGTCGCCGCTGTGGCGGCTGGCACGCCCACAGAAGTGGCAGCGCTGGCCACGTCACTGAGCCGGGCGGGATTCAGCGCACAGGAGACCACACAGTCCCTGGCGGGCATCGTGCGCGGCGCTGAGGCCACGGCGGTGTCGTTCGAGGAGATGGGCAGCATCGCTGCCGACAACATGCGGGCGTTCGGCCTGGAGACCAGCCAGGTCAATCGAGTCGTTGACATCCTCACGCAGGCGGCGAACAAGTCCAACCAGGGAGTGCTCGATGTAGGCGAGGCGATGAAATACAGCGCGCCGGTTGCCAAGACACTGGGTGTCTCCATTGAGGATCTGGCCGCCACCTTGGGCCTGATGGCCAACGCAGGCATCCGCGGCAGCGACGCTGGCACCGGCCTGAGGATGGGCCTGTTCAGATTGCAGACCGCAGCCGGCGGCGCCGATGAGGAAATCCAGAGCCTGACCAGAGGCAACGCGCTGCTGGGCAAGGCGATGGATGTACTGGGCGCCCAGATCCTAGACACCCAAGGCAAGCTCAAGCCAATGGATCAGGTGATCCTGGCGCTCAAAGATAGCTTTGCAAAGCTGAGCATCAGCGATCAGGCGATCTTGGCAAAGGCGCTGTTTGGCACAGAGGCCGCCAGCAAGTTCCTCGCAACGATGAACTTCACTGAATCCAAGATTCAGGAGATGTTCGGGTTCGTCCGTAACGCTGGCGGGGTAGCCGAAGAAACCCAGAAAAAGATGCAGGGTTTCAACTACTCCATCGTGGTGGCCGGTGGCAACGTCGAATACCTGGCCAATCAGATCGGCGGGATGATCGGCGCGGCAATGAAGCCGTTGATTGACACGTTCAACCTGGCGATCAGCGCGGCAATGAAACTGCCTGATCCGATCAGGAATATCGGCGCTGCCGCTGCTGCCGCAGGGATCAGCACCTTGGGGCTGGTGGTGGCGGTGAATGCTGTGTCTGGCGCGCTGGCGCTGGTGGGCGGCGTGAGCGGGGCGAAGGCGGCGATTGCGGGGCTGACCAATTTCAGCGCAGCGGCGACCGTTGCAAGGAATGCTGCCGTTGCTCTGAACCTGGCGGTGCTGGGGCCCTGGGCATTGGCAGCGGCGGGCATTGCGGCGGCCACGGCGGCGGCCTACAAGTTTAACGAGCCGTTCCGGGAGTTCGTGAATACGATCCCGGCCCGGTTTGGGGTGTTTTTCCAGGCGCTGCAGCGAGACGTTCAGGCGGCGGCGGCCAGGGCCCAGGCGGTCATCGCCAGCGTCCGCAACTTCGCGGTGAACGCATTCCGAGCCGTGGAGTCGGTCGGTCGGCAGGCAATGCAGAACCTACTGAACACGCTCAACCCGGTGGACGCGGCCTTCAGGCAGCTGGGAATCAACATTCAGTCCATCTTCGGCGGAGTGTTCGAGTCGATCGGGATCAACTGGGGCCGGCTGATCTCTCAGATGCTGGGCCAGCTCAACCCCATGCAAGGCATCCTCAAGCTGCTGGGCGTGGACATGGCCGGCGCCATGGAGCAGGCGCTGAACTTCCGCCCCAGCGCAGCGCCCCAGGCCGCGGCACTCCCCGCCACTGCCCCAATCCCCGGCACCCTCCCCGGCGCCCCCCCGGCGCCTGCGCTGCCTGGTGGGGGTGGTGGGGGTGGGGGCGCGGCTGGTGGTGGTGGCTCGGCGGGATCCGCTCCAAAGTTCGAGCTGTCCAGCCGCGGCAGAGCGCTGGTCGCCGCAGCTCAGAAGCTCGGCGTCAGCCCGCTCGACCTGGCGACGATCATCAGCTTTGAGACGGCTGGCACCTTCAGCCCGTCCATTCGTGGCGGCACTGGCAACAACTACATGGGGCTGATCCAGTTCGGTGCTCCAGAACGGCAGAAGTACGGGGCCAGCCCAAACCAGTCGTTTGAGGAGCAAGTGATGGGGCCCGTCGTCCGGTACTTCCAGGACCGGTTCAAGGGCGTCGGCATGAGCACTCAGGGCGCCAGTCTGCTGGACCTCTACACCACGGTGCTGGCGGGCAACCCGAAGGCCAACCGCAACGCCCGCGACTCATTCGGCACCAGCGCGGTGAGCGGGGTCAACAACATGGGCCCCCATCGCCAAAAGGCGTTGAGCACGTTCTTCGGCGGATCGATGGAGAACGTCGGATTTGGGGCAGTCGAACAAGCACAGGCCACGACTGCGGGTTACGAAGAGGCGCAGCAAGCCGCCGAGCAACTCCGCGAACGCCAACAAGCCACCACCGCCGAGCTCGAAAAGTTCATCGAGGCCAGGACCCAGGCTGTCGTCAAGCTCAACCAGGAAAGCGAGCTACTGGGCGCAACAACTGATCTTGATCGCCGCCGGCTGGAGTACGCCTTCGAGCAGCTGGAGATCAATGACAGGGCGATTCAGGCCAAGAGAGAGTTTCAGGAGCTGGAGAAACAGCTGGTCGAGCTGGGCATCGATTACAACGCTGAGCAACAGCTGGCGCGGATCGAATCGGAAAAACAGCACGCCCTAAAGAACGCCCAGGTCAAGGCCGAACAGGACATCAACGACCTGATGGCCGAACGGGTGCGCATGATGCAGCAGCTGACCAGACAGGCCGCCGAGCCAGCCGCCTTCCAGACCCAGGGCATGGCGATCGAGGCCCAGATCGCCACCCTGAAAGACGACCTAGCCGAAATGACCAGCATCGCCACCCTGGCGGGCAAGTCTGCCGAGACGATCGGCGGGGCGTTCGGCAATGCGTTCCGCGACCTGATCAGCGGCGCAGCAAGCGCCCGGCAGGTGCTGGCCGGATTCTTCGAGGACGTGGCCCAGGGCTTCGCGCAGATGGCCGCAGAGATCATCGCCAAGCAGATGGCCATGATCGCGCTGCAGACCATCCTGAAGGCGCTGGGTGCGGTGGCTGGTGGTGGTTCGACGTTTGCCGCGGGTGGGCAGGGCGGCATCAGCCCTGCACTCGGCTTTGACCCAGGCGGATTCGCAGCCGGCGACACCGGCATCCCGTTCTTCGGCCGCGCTCTCGGCGGCGGCGTCTCAGCCGGTCGCCCCTATCCAGTCGGCGAAAACGGCCCCGAGCTGTTCGTGCCCTATCAGGCCGGCAGCATCATCCCGGCTGAGGCCACCGAAGCGCTGGAGGCGATCAACAACGCCAGCCTGCGGGGCCTGTCGGTGCCGTTCCAGGCCACCGCTGCCACCGCTGCCAAGACCTCCCAGCAGGGCGGCGGCTCCAGCTCCAGCAGCGGCCTAAGCGTGCCGTTCCAGCGCGGCATGGAGGGCCTGAGCGTGCCATTCCAGCGGGGTGGCATGGATGGATCCGCAGCGGCTGGTGGTGGTGCGGCCGGCGGCAATGGCCTTATCCGATTCGAGACTGTGCAGATTGGCGAGCTTGATTTCGTCACCAAGGATGAGGCGCAACGGATCGGCCGCGAGTCTGCCAAGCAAGGCGCCGCACTGGCCCAGAAACGCATCACCAACAACCCCACCGCCAGGCGGCAGGCAGGACTGAGCTGATGGAGCTCTGCAACTTCCTGCGGTTCAAGCGCCGGGATGGCACCTATACCACCTGGCTGGCCCAGAACTACTTCATCGGCCAGACCATCGCGCACAACGGCCAGAATTACCCCCACCTGCCGGTGGCGGTGGCCACCAACTCCAGCACCCGGGGCGGTGATCGATCCGAGGCGGTGATCGCTGCGGCGACCTCAGCTCTGACGCTGAACGTGTTTGCCGAGGCCAGCCAGCAGGAGTGGTTGCTGGAGGTGCGATCCGTCAAGGTCAACCGGGCTGACCAGAGCCTCGGCGTCTTGCTCACCACGGAATACTGGGCGGCGCAGCAGCTGCAGAGCGACACCAGCGAGCCGATCGCCAAGCTCCAGCTGGCCAGCCCGCTCGATGCCGTCAAGGCGCCCGGCGGCAGAGTGCTGAGCCAGGTGCTGGTGGGTGCGCTGCCTACCAGCGGGAATCTGACGCTGCAATGACCGCAGACTGGCCCGCCTGGGTAAGCGCCCGCCTGCCGCATGTGATCGGCGCCGACCCGGACGACGGCGAGGGCATCTGCTGCCTGGTGATGGCCGCCAAGGTCCGCCGATCCGCTGGCCTAGCCATGCCCGATCTGGATCCGCAGTGGTTCGCCATGGCCGCCGCCGGGCAATGGGATCAGCTGCAGCGGGAATGGAGGCGCCTGATGGTCCCCCACAGACTGGAGCAGTACGCGCTGGCGCTCCACCGCCAGCCCCTGGGTCTCGGCGTTGGCGTGGTGGTGGATGACGGCCTGCTGATCGTGCATCATCGCCGTGGGGCGCAGTGGCTGCCGCTGGAGGTCGCCGGCCAGCTCATGCCCCTCGAATACTGGAGGCCCCGCGATGCTGCCATCTGATCGCTATCTGGCTGAGCTGCTGGGCCTGAGCGATGAGCAGTACGAGATCTGGCGCGATGAGGTCCGCAAGCGTGCAGCAGAGGCGCCCAAGCCTGCGGTAACGGCTGGCATCGAGTTCACCGCAGCGCAGATCGTGGTCTTGGTGACCACTGCAATCAGCATCGGCGCGCAGCTGATCAGCGTCCTGCTGGCCCCCAACGCCCCCCGTAACCGGCGCACGGCGGAGCTAGGGCAGCGGCAGGTGCAGGGGCGCAACCAGACGAGCATTGAATCCCTAGCGCCCCGTGGCGGGTTCGATGCGGTCCAGGACGTGGCCGCGATCGGCGAGCCTATCCCCGTGGTCTACGCGAACCGGGAGACCATCGGCGGCGTGACCTATGGCGGCGTCAGGGTAAACGCCACCCTGCTGTGGTCGCAGATTTGGAGCCTGGGCGGCAGTCAGATGGTGCGTGCCGTTTTCATGGTTGGCGAGGGCCGACTGGCCGGGATCGACCCCAACGGGTTTGCGATCGGCGATTCAACGATCAACACTTATGACCTAGGCAGCAGCGGCGCCAACAGCAGCAGCGCCCGCATCACGATTTACCATCGCCCGGACGGCGGCCGGATCCGCTCGGCTGATCGCATCGCCGGCCGCACTGCTGCGAACGACATCGGCAACGCAGAAAACGACGGCGGCGCCGATGTGTTCATGGCCCGAGGGCTGGGCAACACCTATCAGGCGGTCTTCAGCGCCACCAGCAAACCGTCCACCAGCACCACGTTTGGTGTTTACGGCCTGATCGGCAACAACCTGGGATTCAAGCTCAATCCGCAACTCCGGCCGCAGTTCACCGCCCGGCTGCGGCCCATCGGCAGCAGCGGTAACGCGATCGTCGCCTGCGACATTGATCAGTCCGTGGTGGTGCAGCGGGCGAAGGAATCAGCGTTCTACTCAACCCGCTCCGGCGTGATCTCTGGGTCGTTTGGCCTGGGCGACTCGTTCACCTATCGGCTCGACCGCAGCAGCGATTACGAGACAACGTTCCAGAGCGCGCAGGGTGGCGCCACCTGGACCTCTGCGGTGGTGCTGCAGTCAGCCCCGAAAATCTACGAGGAGGACACCGAGGATCGGATCACCGGGTTTGATTTCGCGGCTCGCATGACGGTGAGCAGCGTGACACTCGGCACTGATCAGGTAGAGGTGACGGCCACCTTCGACGTGGACTCAGTGCGGACTTTGCTGATCAACGAGGATGCCGCCGCTGGCCAGTACCTGGTGGAGTACCTGATCGAGGTGGACAACGGCCTGACAGGACAGAGCCGCCAGACGATCCAATCCAAGTTCAACGTTACGATCACGGTCCAGAAAAAAGGCACCGATCAGTACACCTTTGAAGGCGACGTAGATGAAGACTCCGGCCCGGTCAACGCCCTGACCAGCCCGCGGCGGCTGCAGGCGTTGATCGTGTTCCCGATCGAGGGTCTTGACGCAGCACAGGAAACCGCTGCCGACGTGGCCAGCACCGTCGCCGGCCGGCAAAAGGCCTGGGACGACGCGATCGTGGTAGGCGATCTCTACAAGGTCGGCTCAGCCCTGGCGATCTGCTCCGGCCGCAGCCCCAGCGATCGGATCTTCGTCAGCGATTCTGAGGACGGCGCGGGCGGCACCGGGCAGACGATCAATGCCTCCTTCAGCGTGGTGCGGGCCGGCACTGCGGCCACGGTAAGCACCGGCACGATCACGGCAGCTGGGACCACCAGCACGACCCGACAGACGGCCACCACGGCGCCCCACCTGCTGCGGTGTGCGCTGGGCCACGTGAGCACCACCAACGAGTGCCGGATCATTGAGGCTGGGATTCGTAGCACGCTCGGGATCCGCATCGGCGGGCTGTGCAACTTCCGCGACTCGCTGACGCTGGCCGAGATTGACGGCAGGGCGTGCCTGTACCGCGAGAACGACAAGATCAAGCGCGGCCAACGAGTCAACGTTGACCAGTACCAGAGCGGTGTGATCAGCACTTCAGAGGAGCGCTATTCGTTCTTCCGGGTGTCGTTCCGCGAGTTCGGCGATGGTGCGTTTACCCAGCTGGCGCCGTGCTTCGGGATCCGCTCCGGCAGCGATCAGCCGACCTTCAACTACCTGCGGCTGGAGATGCCATCGCTCAAGCGGTGGGAGCTGCGGTTCGAGCCCCTGACCGGCTGGGAGATCCGCAGCGGCACGGCCACCGGCGACCTAGTGATCCTCGACGCCAAGCTCTCCGGCGCAGTCAGCGGCACCAGTGGCGGCGTCACCTGGCGGAGCAGCGGGGAGGCGGTGAGCCGCACCCGGCCACAGTTCACCATCACCACCACCCGACGAGATCCGTCGATCGGGATCCCGCGGCCGGATGACAACAACTACCTCGACGCCTGGGGGAAGCTCGCCGAGGCCTTCGTCTACGAAGAGGCCCAGACCACGGCGGCCAACGGGCCAGAGCATGAGATCGTCTACATCAACGAAATCCGCGAGAACGAGACCGCGCCCCAGTACACCGGCATCAGCCTGCTGGGCGTGAATGCCCGTTCGGCGTTCGAGTGGCGGCAATTCAGCCAGCTGAGCGGGTACGTCACCGGCGGCACCGAGGTGCGGCGGCTGCTCAACAGCCTCACCACCGGCCCCTCGCACCTGCTGCCAGACCTGGCGCTGGACCGGCTGACCAACGGGAAGTACGGGCCCAGGCCCATCCCAGACGACCTGATCAACCTGGTGAACTTCCAAGCGGCAGCGCAGTGGTGCCGCGATCGGCGGTACTTCTTCGACGGTGGCGTGATCATCGATCAGGAGTCGCCGCGGCAGTGGATCGCCGACACGGCCGGCGCCATGTTGCTGGACTTCCGCGAGGTGGGCGGGCGCTACGACCTGGTGCCGTTCATCTCCTTCGGCGCAGTCACCCACAAGGCCCTGTTCACCGCCGGCAACATCGCTGAGGGCAGCTTCCAGTTTGAGTCCATCGCGCCTGATGACCGCCAGCCGGCGCGGATCAGCGTGAAGTGGCGCCAGGAACGCAGCTCCACCAACCCAACCAACCCCGGCCTGTTCCCCGAGGAACGCGAGGTGCTGGTACGCGAGGCGGCGCCCCACGGCAGCGACACCCTGCCGATGGAGTCGATCAACCTGTCGGATTTCTGCACCAACCGCAACCACGCCATCGACGTGGCGAAGTTTGCCCTGAGGATGCGGAGGTTCAGGGACCACACGATCAGATTCACAACCACCTACGACGGAATGGAGGGCATCACCACCGGCGTGGGCCCTGGCGATCTGATCCGGGTGGCGATGGATGCGACGGTCTACGACCAGTTCAACAACGGCATCGTGCTGGGCAATGGCACGGTGGTGAGCACCCAGCCCCTGGCCAACGGGACCTACGACGTGGTGAGCTGGGGCGGCAGCGGGGCAGTAAATGACGCCGGCACCCTGACGGTCACCAACGGGCAGGGATCGCCAGCCGGGATCATGTTCACCGTCAAGCAGGCCAGCACGCAGGTGCGCACCTATCAGATCAGCCGGATCACCCCGACTGAGGATGGCGTCTATGAGATCGAAGCGGTGCACATGCCGATCAACAATGCGGGCGTCCTGCTGGTGGCCGCAGACTGGGATACAGCAGGCGCCTGGGTGATCCAATGACCGTCCAATTCCCCGAGATCCAGCCCACCGGCCATGAGTTCGGCGAGCCGGACTTCCCCGTAACGGAGATGCGCTCACAGTCCGGCGTGCGGTCGGTGCGCCAGTGGGGCAGCCGCGCCAGTGATGCGCCGATGACCCTGGAGTTCGCCAACATCACCCAGGCGGCCTATGCGCTGATCAAAGCGGCGCACACGGCAGCACGGGGCAAGGTGTTCGACGTGACGTTCCCTGCGATCGTTGGCAAGAGTCTCACCGATGCGGACCTGTTCAACCCTGGCCCTGGCCTGAAGTGGTACTGGGCCAGCCCCCCTGAGGGCAGCCGTGTGCAGGGCGGCCGGCGGATCACCTGCCGGTGCACATTCAGAGCCGAGCTTAGACTCTGAGAAAGGTCGAGGCCGCCCAATGACTGTCGCCAACGCAACGCACGGAGAGGTGCGGTTCCAGGGCCAGAAGGTGGCCAAGATCCGCAGCATCAGCATGGAAACCCAGCGGCAGACGCTGGAGACGACCGGCGTCGGCGAACTAGACGACACCTTCAGCTACGGCAAGCGCACCACCAGCGGATCGGCCACGCTGCTCTACAAAACCGACGATCAGGCCACGGTGAACCTGATGAATCGGATCTTCGATGATGGCGAGACGCCTGATGATCTGGTAATGACGATCTACAAGGGCGGCAGCAAGTCCATCTCTGGCCCGGTGCTGATCAATTCGCAAGGCATCGCCACCAGCGTGGGCGACAACACCCAGGTGAGCATCTCGTTCGTGATCAGCGGCAAGCCCAGCCGTGCTCTCTGATGGCTGTCGAAGGCCGCAAGGGAATTGTTCAGCTCAGCCGCGAGTGGCCCGCTCCCACGGCGCTAGCCGATCAGCGGCTGCAGCGCGGCACATCACCATCGCTGGACCTGACCGATCTGGCGTTCCAGTCGGGCGATGAGGTGCTGCTGGTGAGCCTGCGCGGCGTGCCGCTCGGGATCGGCATCAACGGCGCGGCGCCCTGCCCCGATGGCCATGCGTTCTGGACTGGTGGGGAGACCGCCGTGGGGCCCGCCCTGGCAGCACGGACGGCGGGTGGCGGGTTCTGGAGTGCCAACCCATCGGCGCGGTTCTGGGAGTCGGCGCAGACGGTCGGGTTTCAGCAGACCGCGACGGCCTACATCCACCGCGATGAGATGGACGATGTGCGGTTCTACAGCACCGAACTGGACGCGATCAACGGCGGCGCCCAAGGCCTGATCCCGCTGCGGAATGTCTCGCCAGGACCGATGCTGATCATGCCGGCCTCCAGCCGCGCCGGATACGAGGCCGCAGCGCTGGCCCTGCTGCAGGCGATCGGCGACGCGGAGATCGCCGATGGCGAGCAACCGGCCCAGAACCTCGCAGCGGTGCCGCAGGTGCTGGCCGACACGGCAGCGGACGCGGAAGGGCGCGGCTGGCTGATGCAGTGCGACCTGACCGGGTGGGTGTTCGACATGAATGCCACCACGCTGGACCTGGAGGCGATCGGCCAGTCGTTCGGCGACTACGCCAAGGGCGTGGCCAAGGGTGCCGGATCCTTCAACGGGGAGATGGACCACAGCCGCGTGACGGGCGAGCAGAGCGGGCTGGGCCTGCTCCGGTTGATGATGCTCACGCAGCAGGGCAGCAAGGCCCGCGCCCGGTTCCAGCTGGTGGACCAGCGCAACAGCAACGTGGCGGAGCACGTCAAGGAACGGATCTTCTACGAGACCGACATCCTGCTTGGCTCCAGCAGCGTGAACACCTCGGCGACCGACGTGATCCTGATCTCAGCGCAGTTCGTGGCCACCGGCCAGATCAGGCTGGCGAGGCAAGCTCCATAGCCTGAGGGCAGGAATCGAGCCGGCGTAACCAGATGAGCCAGCTGCAGCGGGCAGGGCAAAGCGGCGCCCTCGACGTGGCTGCCAGCCAGGCGGAGGCGAATGATCAGGTTGCCGTCCTGATCGACATGCTCCGGCAGCTGGGCGGCAATGCCCGAGTCGTGGCGGGTGCGCTTGCGGTTGCTGACCCCCTGAATGCACCGTTCACCCTCTACGTTGATCCGTACATCGGCTCTGACCGGTTTGTTGGTGGCAGCTACAACAGCCACGAAGCCGGCGCGACCGACGCGGAGATCATCCAGCAGAAGCTGAGGCGAATCGAGCTGCAGCGCCTGGAATGTGGATACACCTCAGCGCGGCCCTTCAAGACCATCAACCGCGCCGCGATCGAGGCGGCGATCATCACCAGCAAGAACTGGTACTCCTATTCAGACCCACGCGCTCACGTGGACTGCGTGACCATCGTGCTGAGCGGTGGCGTCCACATCGCCCTGAACGACCCCGGCAGCGGCACCACCAGCCTGGCGAGCTGGGGCACGGCGAAAGACCCGACCCCGGCCGAGCTGATCGCGTTCAACCCCTCCACCGGCGGCGTGCTGCTGCCCCGTGGATGCTCAATGCGCGGGCAGGATCTGCGCAAGACCACTATTCGCCCGAGCTGGGTCACGCAGGTCGAGGATGAGGCCGCGGACTACAGCAACCGCCGCAGCATCCTAAAGGTCTCGGGCACGGGATTCTTCTTCGACTACACCGCAATGGACAAGATCGGCCATGCCGAATCTGTCCACCTGCTGGACGTGTTCCACCCTGCCAGCAAGGCCGAGCTCGACACGTTCTACGCCAAAATCCAATCTGCCGTTGGCACTGGCGCCGACCTGGCGAGCGCCCTGCTGACGGCCCGGCCCAGTGAGCACGAGATCGTAGGCCCGATTGATCAGACCCAGGCACCCTCCAGCGCGTGGGATACCACCAGAGGCGCCTCACCGTACATCTTCAACGTATCGGTGCGCTCCGACTACGGCATGGGCGGCGCGTTCTGGGACGGCGCCAAGATCAGCGGCCTGAAGTCAATGGTCTGCGCCAACTTCACTAGCACCAACCAGCAGAAGGATATGCGCTGCTGGCAGGTCTACGAAGGCGGCAACTGGGTAAGCCTGACCAACACCCCACAGGACTACCAGAAGTACATCAACGCAGCGCCCGACAATGTGCGGCGCAATCCTGCACGCCAAACCCGGCACATCTCGGCAATCAACAACGCCTACATCCAGAAGGTTTCGATCTTCGGGATTGGCCAGTCTGAGGTGACGATGGTGGACTCCGGCGGGGAGATCACCGACAACGGCGGCAATTCCACGTTCGGCGGATGCTCTGCCCTCGCCAAGGGTTACAAAGGCTTTGCGTTCAACAAGGACAAAAACTGGGCGGTCGGCCGGGTGCGAGTGCCGCTGAACCTCAGCGAGAAAACCTCCAACATCCGCCGCATTGAGCTGGGCGTGGTGGCCGCTGTGAGCGGCTCAGCCATCACCCTGACCAACGGCCTGGCGATCGACCCGAGCAGCGCCACCAACCCGGCACTGCTGCAGTCCCTGGGCTATTCGTTCGCCTCAGGCACCCGGATCTGGATCGACAACCCTGCCGGCGCTGACTGGCGGGCCACGCTGAGCAGCAGCGCCTGGAGCAGCTCTGCGCCGGCCTCGATCGGCATCACCGCCGCCCCGCTGCAGGCTGGAACCAACGAGGCGGCAGGGGACGCCGTGATCGGTCGCCGGGTCTACATCCGCCGAGTGGTGGACACCCGCACCGTGGCCGAGCGGAGGTCCAGCCTGATCCTGAACAACACTGCCAGCGCCAGGCTGCCGCAGCGTGATGCCGTGCTGCAGACCGACCCGAACCGCAGCAACGGCGCGATCGGCCGGGTGCTGGCCGCTGGCGGGGAAGAGGTACTGATGGTGACCGCCGCCGGCACGGGCCCCCTGCCTGGCTCTGGAGTCACCCGCACCAGCGAGGTGACCATCCGCCGCGGCGCTCCGTCGAAGACCTATGCCACCGCGACGTTCTACCGCCAGGGAACGGTGGTGAAGCACGCCGGCAAGCACTGGCAGGCCAAGGGGACGTTCGTCAGCTCTGGTGCATCGCCAGACCCGGCGCTGTGGGGCGAGACGTTCGTGCACATGCCCTCGGAGTTCAACCCTGAGGATGCGATCAGCCAGGAGGCGCCCATCCTGGTGCTGGACACCGACACCAGCGACACGGACGACTCCACCACGCTGGGCATCAACTGGACAACGATCTGGACCTCGGCGGGCCCTGTGCGGGATCAGTACCGCACCGCCACGGACTACCTGGGCGCCTATGCCCTGCTGCGGGCGCTGGGATTCACTGATGCCGCCGCCCATGCCGCTCTGGTGCCGCGGGCTGCCGGCAGCCGTGACCGTGACCCGAGCAGCGCAACGGACTTCCCCACGGCTCCATCTGGTGGTGCTGCCACCGGACTGGGGAACTGGGCGGTGGAGTTCCGGCGGCCTTCGACGATCAGGCTCTACAACCACCAGTGGGAGTGGGCCGGCTTCGGGAACTACTCGAAGGCCATGCCCGCGGTGCAGGGCGATCTCTCGGAGTTCAACAAGTTCACCTATTACTTCACCTCCGCAGCTGGCGGCCGGGTGGTGCCCAAGGGCAGCAACGAAGACGGCTTCGAGGTGACGCCCAAGGGCCTCGAAGACATCGCCACGGGCGCCACCATCAGCCCTGAATCACTCGGCGGCCAGACGCTGGATGAGGCGCAGCGGACGGACTTCCCGAACGGTATCCAGGTCGGCGGCACGGCCAGCCTGCAGGACGTGACCATCGGCGGCACCGCCGAGTTCGGCAGCCAGTCACAGGCGAAGACCACCAGGGCTGGCGCCGTGGAGCTGGCCAGCATCGCCCAACTGACCGAACTGCCTGGCACGGTCGCCAGTTCTGATGCAGCGCTGGAGGGCGCTCCGGATGTGGTGACGATCGGCGGCCTAAACCGCTGGCGGCAAGCCCAGCGGCTGATCAGTGCTGCCACCGGCACGGTGACGATCTACGTGCAGAGCACGGCAGCGGATCGAAATCTGGACTCGATGTTCGACACCCCGCCGACCACACCGGCAGCGGCGATCCCGACCCTGGCGCGGGCGGCAGAGTACGCCAATGCTGTGATTGGCAGCGGCAACCAGACCGCAGAGATCAGGATTGCGCCGGGGCTGTATGACCCCGCCTCAATCTGGCAGTGCAGCGTGGTGTTCAGGGCCAGCGACCCGACCCAGGCCGGCTGGCCGTTGATCTTCACTGAGACCGGCGACGCTGCCACGGCTGAAACCTATTTTGATGGTTCGGGTTACGGCAACCTGACCACCCGAGTGAATTTCCGGGCGTTTGTGCTGCAGTTGCGCGACAACGCAAGCGCTGGCAATCAACTGCACGTAAACACTATCGGCCGGCAGATGCGCTGCCTGCGTGGCGTGGATTTTCGCGGGGGTTTCCATTGCCTAGGGGTGCCCGAGCTGATCAAGCTGGTGGCGGATGGGGCGATCACTCAGGGGCAACTCATCTCCGGCAGCGTCGCGCTCCCCAGTGGTGCATTCACCACCAACACCACTACGAACGTTGACACATTCCTGAACCAGCTGCGGATCAGCAATGGCCGCAACCCGGCCTATGACAGCTGGACCACCACCCCGGTGCTGCAGCTGGAGGGCAACAGCACGGACGTGGCGGACCTGCGCGGCATTGTGTTCGGCCCGGCGCTGCCGTCGCGCAAAGAATCACTGGGCGGCAACCGTGCGCCGTACATCGCCACCAACGGCCTTGTGCAGCTGCGGTGGAGCAACATCTACCTGCGCGGGAATGCGGCCATCACCAGCGCCGGCATGGGGGTAACAAATGCCGTGCCCGATTCGAGCAGCGCCCACTACGGATCAGCGTCAGTGGCCACCCCTTGGACCTGGCGACAGTTCCATCACACGTTCCTTTCATCGATCACCAGCGAGCCTGTGGTGATTGACCAGATGGGCGGCAAGATTAGCTACAACCAAGGCTCAGCCGCTGGTGATCGCAGCTGGTATCGGAACTCAACTGATACCCGCTACCTGGCGAACCACATTCACCTGCTCACCAGTGCAGGCGCCGAGCCTGCCGACAATGACAGCGGCCCATTCCTGGATCAGTTCATCCATGCAAAGCGGAGCCTGACCGTTCGCGAGTCGTTCCTTACAGGCCAGGCTGGATCGTCCACTGGCGCTGTCTCGCAGGGCTTTGTCGGTCGGTTCGGCTCCAACGGCTACAACACCGTCAAGGCCCGTGGCGTGCTGCTGGGCAATGAGGGCCTGCTAGATCAGGAGCGCGGCGCAACAGTGTTTCTTGCCGCTGAGTCCAGGTTGGGCAGCGGAACTCCTGACAACACCGCATTGAGTATCTTCAAGGTGGCAGGACTGGCAATCAATCAGACTACGCAGATCCTGCCTAAGTACGTCCCTGGCTCTGCCACCTTCGGCGCACCAAACCCGGTCGGCGGCACCGGCAAGGAATACAACCCCGTGATCACCGCCGCCGCCCTGAATCAGGCAGATGGCACGTTCTTCCTGAACATGGCGCTGAGGTCCTACGTGCGGGGGATCAGCCCCGAACATGGCTTCAACATCACCCCCAACGTCGTGCTCTGATCATGCTTCCCTCTGACCCTGGCTACATCCCCGCCGCCACTGATGAGCGGGTGCTGGCGAACTCGTTGTATCAGTGGCTGCTTAGCATGAACACAGACCCCTACGCGGCACATTCGCGTGATGAGGCGATGATCCAGAACATCGAGGAATCGTTGCCATGACGCTGCCACAGCTAACGATCTACCCAGCCGAGCTGGAACCGCTGGTGATCCTGCGCAACTCCACATTTCGCAAGCGGTTCATCGTGAAAATCGATGGCACTGAGCTGGACCTGACCGCCAACGGCACGGTGATTGATGCCGACATCAAGAACGCTGCCGGCACGCAAATCGGCACCTTTAATGTGGAGCTGCCGGAGGCATCCGGCACACCAATCCCTGGGATGCTGGATCTGGAGCTGACCCCTGCTAATGCGCTGGCCCTACCGGTCGGCACCACTTACCAGATGGATCTATCGATCACCACGCCTGACACCGATCGGTTCTACTACGCGAAGGCCCCTGTCGAGGTCCGCGAAACCGTTTCGAGGAACAGCTAATGGCTCAGGTTGAACTGACCGTAATCGAGCAGTCCGGTGTTGAAGTCACTGTTCTGGACGCCCCCGGCGCACAGGTGGCGATCGGCCCGACGCTGAGCACCGCCACGCCTCAGGCGGTAGGGCTGACGGGCGCTGCAGGCGACTCCAGCAGCGCCGCTAGGGGCAATCACGTCCACGCGCACGGCAATCAGACCGGCACCAGCCTGCACGCCCTGGCCAGCGGCAGCGGGGCGGGTTTCATGTCCGCTGCACAGTTCAGCCTGCTGGACGGGGCCACTGCTGCCGCCGTCGTCAGCTCCCTGGTGCGGCGTGATGCGTCAGGCAACTTCGCCGCCAATCTCATCGATGCCGACCTGGACGGCAATGCAGCCACCGCCACCAAACTGGCCACGGCCCGAACGATCAACGGGGTTTCGTTCGACGGAACCAACAACATCACGATCACCGCTGCGCCAACCGCCGACAGCGTTGTGAACGCCAGTGTGGCCAGCAATGCGGCCATTGCGCTCTCCAAGCTCGCAACCGGAGCCCTGCCGACCGCGATCACCGTGGCCAGCGCCAATCTGGTGGACGGCACGATCGTCAACGCGGACATCAATGCCTCTGCTGCCATCGCCCTGACCAAGCTGGCAGCCGTCACCGCCGGACGGGTGGTGATGGGCAACGCCTCCAACGTGGCCACGGTCACAGAAATCACGGGTGACGCGACCCTAGCCAGCACCGGTGTGCTCACCCTGTCAAACTCCGGGGTGAGTGCCGCCACGGTGAACAACGCGGCCACCAGCGTCACACCCCTCACGATCGACGCCAAAGGCCGCATCACTGGCACTGGGTCGCCTGTGACGATCACGCCCAGCTACAACAGCCTCACGGGTCTACCCACCACCCTGGCGGGCTACGGCATCACCGATGCAGTGGGCAGCGGCGCAACGGCTGGCCGGGTGCTGCTGGGGAACTCTAGCAATTTGGTGGCCGCCACTGAAATCACGGGCGATGTGACGATCAACAGCTCAGGCGTGACGGCGATCGGCTCCGGCGTGATCGTGAATGCGGACGTGAGCGCTTCAGCTGCTATCGCCGGCAGCAAGATCGCCCCGGATTTCGGCGCTCAAAACGTGCTGACAACCGGCACAATCACTGGCGCCAGCCTCAACCCAACCGGCACGACGGTGCCTGCTGCTGGCCTGTTCAGGCCGGCGACCAATGTGATTGGGTGGGCGACGAACACGCTGGAGCGGGCGCGGATCTCGCCAGGCGGGGCGCTGCTGGTGGGGGCTACTGCCGAGCCGATCGGACAGATCTCCGGCACGGTAGTCGCCAACAACAAACTCATCATTGGGGCCGGCAATCATGGCATTTCTCAAAAATATGTGGCATGGCTGACTACAAGCATCACCGCCACGACGGGCACGATCGTCTTTAGGTTTAAGTCGGCTGCTTCATCAGTCCAACGAGCAGCGTTAATCAAGCTCAGCATTACCCACTTTGCCGCTTCTAACGCTGCCACCAGTTTTCCAGCAGCTGAGTATGCTTTCAGGATCTTTAACACTGATGCTGGCGTTTGCGCCATTGCCGGCGCAACCACGATTATGGAATATCAATATGTAAGAGCAACTCACTTCGCCTTTGCCGACCTGGGCAGCGGTGAATGCACCGTAACACTCACCAACCCAACCGCCGTAACGCTGTTCGGCACGCAATACTCGGTTGAAATACTCACACCCGGCCTCTGGTTCCTTGATACCGTCACCATCACCTAATGAACATCCTCCAACTCGATCGCCAAGCCGACACCGGCATGGTCCAGGCCATCCACTGGGAGCGCACCGCCGGCAGCGCCAGGGTCTACGGCAGTGTGGAACTGCCCCCGGCTGATCACCAGGAGATGATCCCCTACGAAGAGCTGGACGCCGAAACCGTCTTGCTGTGGCTGGAGGATGCGCTGGGCGAGGCCGAGCTGCTGCGCATTGATCAGAAGCTCGCTGAGCAGCTGACACCATCACCCACCGCTGCGGGGCTGCCGTGGGAATGAAGGACGACCTGATCAGGCTGATCAACGCCTACGCGGCTGCCAGAGCCAGCGGTGATGCGTTGCTGCTCAGCATGGCCGCTGAGCGGCTGCAGGGGTTCCTAGAGGCGGTGCAGGTGGCGGCGGTTGAGCGGGCCTCCGCAGACTGACCACAGATACAGCCGCTGCACCAGTGGGACCCGAGTTCGTTGTTGCCGCCCTCGGCCTCTGTGGCGCAGGAGTCACAGCCCTCTGGAAGATCGCCAATGGGCTGGGCAGATTTGAGGCCCGCACCACCACCATCCTGGGCGGGATTCAGGAGATGCTCAGAGACCACGAGGAACGGCTCAGGGACGTAGAGCGACGGTCGGAGGCGGGAAAATGAAACCCGACATGACCCGCCAGGCACCCGCGTGGCTGGGGGCTGTGACAGCCGGCCTGGCGATCGTCGGCGGCGTCGGCTACATCATCGATTGCCGCGTGGCTGGCAAGGATCTGGACAGCTGCTGGATGACCGGCCACAGCATGATCACCCGCGCCTCTGACCTGGCCCTGGGCGCGGCTGCGGGCGGAGTCGTGGGGTACTGGACCAAGAACCCGGCCCTCCACCGCCGCGAATCCAGCCGACCCACCGACCCCGACGCATGACGCTGCACCCGAACGCTGACCTGCTGCTGGGGCTGGCGGTGTGGACCCTCACCACCGGCTTTGCAGAGCTGGTCGTCAAGCCCGCCTGGCGCCGGCTCTACCGCCGCGCTGATCACGCCACTGGCGACCGCCTGCCCGATCTGAATCTGAAATGACCTTCGCCACCTTCCGCGCCGCTGCTGAGCACGTCGCCCGTGCCGGCGCAATGACCCCCCACCAGCTGGCCGCGTGGGAGGCCGCGTGGGAGCGGGCCACCACTGAGCAGCGCCAGGAGTTCACCGACCTCTGGCGGGCACAGGGCAGCCCTGCAGCGCCGGCGCCGCCCGCCGAGCTGGTGACAATGGCCCAGGCCACGGCGGTGTTCACCAGATCGCCCAGCGCCAGCCAGCTGGCGGATCTCAACTCCTGCCTGCGGAGATTCGCGTTCAACACCCCGGCGAGGATCCGGCACTTCCTGGCCCAGGTCGGCCACGAATCCGGCGGCCTGCGGTGGATGCTGGAGCTCGCCAGCGGCGACGCCTACGAAGGCCGGCAGGACCTGGGGAACACCCGCACCGGTGACGGTCGCCGGTTCAAGGGCGCCGGGGCGATCCAGCTCACGGGCCGCTACAACTACCAGCGCTTCGCCGACTACATCAAAGATCCAGACGTGATGGACGGGGCGTCCTACGTGTCGATCCGGTATCCGTTCACCTCCGCCGGGTTCTGGTGGCACCTGAACGCGATCAATGCGTTCGTGGATCAGGGCGCCAGCTGCCGGCAGGTTTCGGCGAAGGTCAACGGCCGCGACCCCGCCAACGGCCTGGCGGATCGGGAGGCGTACTTCGCTCGAGCAGTGGCGGCGATCTCGCTGGCTGGGCGGCCGGCGGTGCACCTGCAGCAGTCCACCGGCTACGGCAACCCGCTGCAGGTGCCCTGGTACGCGCAGATGGACAGCGCCGACCGGGACCAGGCGGCTCGGATGTGTTTCAGCTCCAGCTGCGCCATGCTGCTGCAGTACCTCAAGCCTGGGACCCTCGCCGGCCCGAACGGCGACGATCAGTATCTGAAACGGGTCCAGCAGTACGGCGACACCACCGACCCGACCGCGCAGATTCGGGCGCTGTCGAGCTTCGGGATCCGGGCGAAGTTCACCAAGGTGGCCGGGTTCGCCGACCTGGAGCAGCAGATCAACCGCGGCGTGCCCGTGCCGGTCGGGTTCCTGCACCGCGGCCCGGTGTCGGCACCCTCCGGCGGCGGCCACTGGCTGATCGTGGTGGGCTACACGAAGGATCACCTGGTCGTGCACGACCCGTTCGGTGAGGCCGATCTGGTGAGCGGCGCCACCCTGGGAGGCGTGGCCCGGTTCGCCAGGTACAGCCGGCGAAACTTCGGCCCACGGTGGCAGGTGGAAGGCGCGAACACGGGATGGGCAGTCATCGCTGAGCGCTGATGCCCTTCGATCACCTGATCGATCAGACCGAGCTCCAGCCCAAGAAAGCCACCAAGGCCCGATTCCGCCGCAGGATCTTCGACTCCTGGGCCAGCAGCTGTGCCTACTGCTCTGAGCAGGCGGACACCCTCGACCACGTGCTGCCGCGCTCCCGGGGCGGGCTGACGGTGGCCGAAAACCTGGTGCCGGCATGCCGCCGCTGCAACGGGGCGAAATCCTCGACGGACTGGCGAGAGTGGTTTGAGGCCCAGGCCTGGCACTGCGTACATCGTGCAGCGCGAATTGATGGGTGGATTGGTAGTAGTCCGCACACTGAGGGTAAGCCTCAAGTGTCCCCGTCGTGATCACCCCCTAAAGCGATGACGACCGAACGCCCGTATCAGTGTCGCCGGTCGAAAGTTTGCAGGGCTTGGATTCCTGAATCGTCTGTTGAATGGGTTGAACAGTCGGGCCAGCGGCGGCCTTTATGCAAGCCGGGGTGCTGCCCCAACGGCAAGCGCAGCGATACAGCTGATGATGTGCTGGCACTACAGCTGGAGGCGCGCCGGCTGCGGGCAGAGACACGGGATGCTAAGGCCAGCGCAGAAAGGGCCCTGGCCAAGCTAGAGGCGGTGCAGGATGCGCTGACGGTGGCGCTTGAGATCAAGGACATTTTCGATCAGGGCGTCATCACCCCGCCAGAGGATCCGCGGAAAGATGAGGCGGTGCCGATCCTGCTGCTGTCTGATCTGCACTGCGGGCAGATCGTCAAACCGTCATCCGTCAACGGGCTCAACGAGTTCAACCCAGAGATTTTCGACGACCGGCTAGATGCCGTGTTCCGCAATGCGCTGAAGGTGATCAACGGACAACGGAGCACAGCAGTGGTGCGCGAGGCGGTGGTGTGGTTGGGTGGTGATCTGATTGAAGGGGAGCTACACGGTGATGCGGTGCAGAATCAGACGCTCACCACCACGCAGCAGATCGTCAGGTGTGAACGGGCGATCGTGCGGGGGCTGGACTACCTGCTGCAGCATTCCGACCTGGAAAGGATCCTGATCCCCTGCAACGTGGGCAACCACGGGCGGAACACCAAGAAGCAGCAGTCCAACGCCACCGAGAACAGCTACGAACATCTGGCGTACTGCTCAATGCGCCGGCACTACCGGGATGAGTCGCGGCTGGAGTGGTTCATCGCCGACGCTGACTGCCTCTACCTGGATGTGTACGGCAAGCGGTTGCGATTCTTCCATGGCGATTCGGTGAGATACAACGGCGGCGCGGCGGGGCCATTGTGGAACGTGGACAAACACGCCAAGAACCTGGACCAGTCGGTGCCGGCCGATCACACTTTCCACGGCCACTTCCACACGCTGGGATTCGGGTCCAGGGCCACCAGCAACGGCAGCCTGCCGGGGTGTGCGCCATACGGCCTGCAAAGCGGCTACCGGATCGAGCGGCCTCAGCAGGGGATGCGATTTTTGCACAGCCACAAGGGATTTGCCGGGTCGTTCCCGATCTTCACCGAGTGACCGCCTAAGGCGTCGGGATCCCCTTAGAGGCGCACATCATCTCCAGCAGCGCCACCGCTCGCTGGCCGCAGTAGCAGCGGACCTCAGTGCCCAGGCCAACCACCACCCAGCAGGCGCCGCCACGGGCGTCACGCTCCACGGTGATGTAGGGCGGGGGGTCGCACTGCTCAGACTGAGCCAACTGCTGCGCGGACATGCTGGGCCTGAATCTCACCCTCAGCCTGTCGAGCTGTTTCGAGATGGAGCGCGACCGCCGCGCCGCTGCACACATGAGCCGGGACCAGCTGGCGGAGCGCTGCGATGAGCTGATCCAGGCCTGGTACCAGCAGCAGCACCTGATCATTGAGCTGCAGCGCAAGGCGGCCAACCTGCAGGTGGA